GTGCATATCCGTCCCAAGCCCAGCGCAGAACAAATCGGAAAATTCTAACATCATAGTATAGAATGGTCCCAAATACATGCGCTGCGCACACGTGCGTATAACATCAGAGACAGTAAATACACGGGGTGTATGACTTTTATGTACGGGACGTGGTTCATCTTTAAGTGCAGTTTTTAAAATACCCGCTTCAAAATTACCACGCTCATAAGCGCAAATTAACTCAAAAACTTCTCCTTTCATAACACTAGTAAACTCACGATAATCATCTTCCACTAATGGAAAATAATCACCTTTTTTACCTTTAAAACCGAATCCAGCAGATGTTTTTGCACTCATACGTCTAAAGAAATCGTCTTCAATGTTACCATTGATAGCCATTTCTACGGTATAAGGAGTTAAATCAACTTTCGCTTCATCAAATTTTCTAAAAAGATGCTCACACAACTCATTAACGACCTGTGCTAATAATTGTTGATCCAAACTACGCTTAACCGGTAATTTTCGCAAAAACTGATTATGAGGACTACTCCAGGAACCATCAATTATGCATGATTGCATGTGTGGTTTGACATATTTAACACCCGGAACAAAATTAAAATTTTCTTGAAATACCATTGGCAAATCTTCAACTAATTTACTATAAATTAGTTTAGATTTTCCTTTGGCATTTACAACACCAGGCAACTTACCTAAATAATAACCACCTTGAAAATTTTCATAGCGCACATAAGATTTTTCAATTGGATCATATAAGTCACGCGTGACAACGCCATGGGCGTTGAACACACGCAAGCCACTGGCATTAATATGTGCCACAAATTCTGCAATATTTGTCAATAAAAATTGTTTTTGTAAAGCACAAGCTAATCCTTTGCTTCCACCACCAGCAGCATGAAATCCAATTATCATTGGAGTCTTATGGTACATGGCAATAAGTGGAAGTCCACAATCTCCTTCTTTAGAAGCTAATTCATATTGATACGTATTAGCAATATGATATTTATCGCCCTTACAATCTACTTGAGTAGGAGTGGATTTAAAACAGTAATTAACTGCTGATAACATTAAATAACCTTGTCCTAACCTCGATGGCTCGTCAACAATATAATCCAATAAAGATTTTGCCTGCCGACCAACCACGTAAATTAAAGATAGATCATTACCTAAATGTTTCACATGTTGCTCACAAATTTGAAACTCAAATTCTACGGTACTTTCTTTTTTAAAAACACGAGCACTCATAGGAAAATTACGCTTCAAGATATGAGTATTTACTAGTGCAACATTACTCTGTAAAAATAACAAGTGACTATTGGCCCACGTTAACTGATCTCCACTTACACTAATGTGTCGCACATTGTGGTCTAATAGAGCCTGAAAATTCTCCACCGTATGTGGATTCATAATAATCGGGCCTTCCTTAACACTCCAACACTCAGGTAAACTATTAAGCTTACTCTGAATTCGCTTACGAGTATATCCAGCTCCATGTGATTTCTGTAATAAGTCAAGTGGCTCATTAAATACACTATCAACTTTGAATTCAGCATTAAATTTTTTTTTCGATCACTAAAAAAGAAACTAGAACATAACTTAAGTACTGCGCTAAAGCCAATAACTCCAACCGCAACAATTGCAAACTGAGACGCAACATGAGCATTACCATATATAGGTTTTGCAAAATGTGTTACAACTTTCATGCGCTGTAACGCTTGATATTTCTTTTCATTAATAAGTGCCCTAGTTGCTACCTCTCTCAAATTTGTATCCAATACAATAAAGGCAATAGCAATAAAGAAAACAAGCTCCAAAGGCCACCATAATGATGCAACAAAGCAAACAGCATATAATCTTGTATCAAACTTTTGATCTATCATAAATAAAATGATCAACGAAAATACACCAACAATAACCTGTAAATCTAACAACATAGCAAATAACATTACCACATAATAAACATAAAAAAAATTTGGTAATCTAATTTCAAGTCTTTTTGTGGGTGACGTACAATTCTCCAAATAGGTGCAATAAGCATAAACTCCTGCAGAATTGACAAATTCACTCATGTCATGACTAAAACCATTACAAAAGCTAAGGGCTTCTGAGCTCCATTGTTTATCCTCAACAGATTTCCTAGTCATAATACGTTG